CTTTTTACCATCCGTTAAATATGTATCCGTCTTGCCCAATGTTTCGCGATATATATTTAATAATACATCTATACCTACTGTTCTTATATTAAGTGCAGGGAAATGAGGCATGAAATCATTCCCCAACAAAAAACACATGAATATATAATCTGTTATTCTATTTATTTCACATTTAGAACTATCTATTTTCGTTTTTTCTGTGATATGTTTTGTTCCCTTTGTTTCCTTTATTTCATTTATATCTTTGAATTTATTCAATTCTCTCGCTCCTCTTACGTCTCTAGTAATTACGGCACCACCATTATAATCTTGCCCCTCACTTGATGCGTCATAATTGTGAATATACTTTATAATCCCTTTTGCCAGCTCCGGTATATCCAATAAATAATCCTTATTCGCATCCAATAATGAATCAATAGATTTTATAAATTCTGGTGTCTCGCGGAATAAATACAGGTTTTTAGTAATATGCAAATGATTCAATGTAAGCATAATTAAATCTGCATCAAGTCCATACACTAGTGTTATTGTATCTGGTGAATTATGATACTCGGGATTTTGACGCATATACTCAAATATCTTATGTTCCCCTTCACCACTTTCAGAACTACCCGATACAATATACTCTAATCTAGAACTTGATGTAGAAGTTGAAGATGAAGTTGAAGATGAAGATGAAGATGAAGTTGAAGATGAAGTTGAAGATGAAGTTGAAATTGAATCCATTTTATTCGCAAAATAATTCGCAACATCTTCATTTAGCTTCTTCATAAAATTAGTTCCTGGTGTAATCGCCGATGTATTCCATGTCTCTTTATACCCCTTGCCTTCAATATCGCGCTGGATTTGCGTCGTATACCATGACTTGTATCTACGATCACGCTGCTGACTCAACTTAGCAACCGGTGCAACACCATCAAACGCAATATATACACGATTCATAGGTTTTAGTAACTCAACATAGTAATCTACTTTTCTACATACCATCGATATAATCTCTTTTTCATATTCTTGTGCCTTTCCCTTATCATACGTGGGATTGTTTTTTACAGCGTCGTATATAAGTGAATTACAATCCATATATAAATTATTTACATGACTCAGATAACTCATCTCTTTTAGAATATAACCATGTCTTTTAACGATTTGTGAAAAATAACTCGGAATACCCATTTTGTTATTGTTGGTGTTGTTGGTTTTATTGTTGCGGGTGTTCTAGGATATTATGATTAACAATGATATGTCTTATATGTAATTATATTTTTGTTTCTATGTATTTTACATATATATTATGTTTATTTATTTGTTTACTTTGTTTATTCATATATAAAAATCATGAATGATAAAACATATTATTATTTATAATATCTTATATATATAATATATTATATATTAATAACACATATTATGGCTCAAAATAATCCTCCTCCTCCGACTCTTACACAAACAGCGATAATATCAAAATTAGATCCAGCTGGTATAAAAATGTCATTTGGTGGTATTATGCAAATTCTTTCTTCATTATCTCCGGTTCTTTTATCCGGTTTTTTTATTATTTCTAGTTTAAGTAATGGTAATTTAAAATGGGTAATGTATTTAGCAGGGTTTATTATCCTACTCTTTGTATTCTCTATTACAGCATTTACTATTGATTCTACTTTTCCAAATAAGGATAGTAGAGGTTCATCATACTGGAAAAAGGAATGCAATCTTGTTGCGCTTCCATTCGGACTCGGTGAATATATGGTTCCCAATTTTAATAGCTCAGCATTAGGTTTTATATTTGCTTATATTTTTATGCCAATGCTTCAATATGAAAGTTATAATTTAATTCTTTTGTCGATTATTATAGTATTCTTTTTTACCGACGCTATTTCAAAAGTTGTTCATGGATGCACTCCTATATTGGGTGTCATTATTGGGTTAGCTATTGGCTGGATTGTTGGTTATATATGGTATCTATTCGTTTCTTCTGCAAGTAACGATATGGTATATTTTAATGTTGAAAATGGTGCATCAATATGCTCTCGTCCAAATAAACAAACATTCAAATGCAAAGTATACAAAAATGGGGAAGTTATAGGGGGTATGTAGTGTAACTTACATGACATACTATCTTTTGCGATTATATAGTCGGCGCGTTTTTCGTTTCTTATTATTTTTATTATTTTTATTATTTTTATTATTTTTATTATTTACTATTTTTCTGTTTTTTTTACGAGTAATACTACCACCTCGACTTGTACTTCTACTTCTTTTACTCTTTCTATCTTCTGATGATCTACTCGGGCTTTCTTCTGATGATCTACCAGGGCTTTCTTCACCGGAATAATCTTCATTATAATCTCTACATGAAAAAGCAACAACAAAGTCATCGCGTTTGATCGTTTTATTTGCAATTGCTATTTCCAATAAAGTGGACAGTTTTATCATATAGCCACTTTTAACCTTATCATATTTATGTTGATGGGGGGGAGTAAATCTATATTGAGGACCCCAGACGCTTCCTCTTATTTTCTCTCTTATTACTTCAGCTATTTTCGAATTATCACTGTGTTGTCTTAATAGTTCTTGCTTTTCATTTTTGTCTTTAGTTGACAATGCTTTGTTATATAAATCAGATAGTCCTTTTTCAAGGTGTCGTAGTTCTATATTCGTAAATGGTATAGGTTTTGTCCCAGGGATTTTAACTCTGTCACTTTCTCTAAGACCAAATTTTTCATGAACATCTTTAAAATTGCCTGTATATGGATCAAATTCTAAAACTTGATCATTTGAAGGAGCACCTGCTGCGAATAAATACATGTCAGTCATTTTTCCACCTACTTTATGACATTTAAATCTACAAACATCTTTATCGACCACACTCCCATTATCACGTGTTTGACATAGCGAATCAAGTATCATTTCTCTAAGTTCATTTTTTTCTAATTCTGGTTCACCACTTTCGCTTACACGACGTTTAACACGATCTTCGAGTTCTCTAAAAAAATGTAATTCGGGCCTTTCTAAAAAACCTTTACGAGGATCATATAATGAATAACCATACGAACATCCAACACTTGCGGTAGTAATTGTATCAACCATAACAGGTTTTATGACTACTAGTTTTTTTTTAAGTTTGCCAGTAATCTTGTCAATACTATCACCAACAATAGTTCCACCATGGCAGTTAAATATAAAAGTGCGCGATTTTCTATCTTCTACACTCTCGCTCATATCATGTTGTTCAAAATCTGACATTGTTAATTAAAATATATATGATATATTTACAATTTTATATATTATATATTTACGATATTATATATTATATAATTACAATTTTATATATTGCATACATGTAAATTCCACATCTACATCTACATATTCATATTCATAACTAAGGATTAAATTTGTTACTATTATGAGCTATCCAGTTTTTAAATTCGTTCATAGACATATCTCTATGAAAGCTATTTGTCAGTAATTTTATGTTATTATATTTTCTAGATAGTATAGTTATATAGTTAAAAATAATATTTTTTGTTATGGCTTTATGATACATGAACATTTGATCTTCTTTAAATATCGGCTTCTTTATACGTTTATTTACTTCATTATGGAAATCAAAAAAGAATAATTGTAAATCTTTTTTTGTTTTAATATTTTCTCTTTTTACATTCTTCATAACTGCAGTAGCATGCTCTGAACAGTCAGGACACGGAAGATTAACACATATTTTCATGCATATATTCAAGAAATCGTTCTTTAATTCGTCAAAATATTCATCTTTCATTTTGAACGAAAGTGTGTGAAATAAATACCAGGTGGCATTTCCCCATTCTTTCTTTGTCGCCATATTATTAATATAATAATATAAAGACTTTTTATTTTATTAATTATACACAATTGTTTTATATGTTACATTCTAAATTAAATACGCAACCTTCTATTGATTTTTTCTCAGAACTCTCTAAAATTATGAACAATATACATGAACCGATCAATAAAAACGCACAAAACATATCATTAGAACCATCGCTTATAACAGAACCATCAAATATAATTATTTCTAATAGTAATACTAATAGTAATACTAATGTAACAGAATCTACAGAAAATAATGTCTGTCTTATCTCTAAAGAAAAGCTACACCCCAATCATATTACTCTAGTATGTAACCATAAATTCAATTATATACCAATTTATAAAGAAGTTATTTATCAGAAAAATAAAATAAATACTCTATACGAAATTACTAAACTATCCTCATACCAAATAAAATGTCCATATTGTCGCACCATTACCAATAATTTACTTCCTTATATTCCATATCCTTCTGTTAAACTTATTAAAAACGTAAATTCACCGGAATATGACTGCATGGATGCTATTAAATGCTCCTATATAATAAAACGACATGGTGCAAACAAAATGAATACAACATGTAACAAAAATGCACTATATTACGAGGAAGAAAATGTATTATTTTGTCCATCGCATTATAAAAAATATAAAGATAAATGTGATAGTAAAGTGTCATCGTGCATTAGCAAAGATAAATCTGATGCTACTACAATACCAAGATGCTGTGCAGTATTAAAAAGCGGTAAGAATATAGGTAAACCATGTAATAGTATTATCTCTATTGATGGTTCTACTTTTTGTAAAAGGCATTCTTAATAATGAACGTTTGTGTTATATTCGGTTACATTAGGTGTTATTCGGTGACATTGAGATTTTCGTTATATAGTAATAATAAACCTACATAAAAATAAGTTATAATATATATATACATATACGTATACTTATATACATATAAATAAAAATGACTGTCACAATTGCAGAATATATATGGCTTGATAATAATAAGAAATTCAGGTCCAAAACTAAAATTATTGAACACATAGATGCTCTTTTTTATCTTGAGTTCTCCGATGATAAAAATGTATCAAAGTTTCCGGAATGGGACTATGACGGTTCATCGACAGGACAAGCCGATGGCAAAAAATCCGAAATTATTCTTCGTCCTGTTTTTATTTGTGATAACCCTATTCTAAATACTGTAGGGAATCATGTCATGTATTCAAAGCTCGTTTTATGTGAAACATTTAATTATGATGGAACACCCACTGAATCAAATACACGACATTTCGCTAAAAAAATATTTGACATGTGTCGTGATCAAAAACCATGGTTTGGACTTGAGCAGGAATACTTTATTTTAGATAAATGCATAGAAACAAATCTTTACGAGGAGTTGTTTCATGTTACAACAGAACATTATTGCGGAATAGGACGTGAAATCAAATACAGACAATTAGCCGAAGAGCATATGTTGGCTTGCATAAAAGCGCGCATTACTATTTCCGGCATAAATGCAGAAGTAAGTAAAAATCAATGGGAATTTCAAATTGGGCCATCTGAAGGTATAAAAGCAGCAGATGAATTACTTGTCGCCCGATTTATACTTGAACGTATTGCTGAAAAATATGGGAATACGATCTCATATGATCCAAAACCATTCGCGCATATAAATGGATCAGGGTGTCATGCTAATTTTTCGACTCTCAAAATGCGCACCCCATGTGACGACAATAATGGAATAATGGAAATATACCGCACAACAAATAATATCGAAAAACATCACACTGAAGATATATGCTATTATGGAGTAAACAACGAACGGCGTCTATCTGGAAAGCATGAAACATCCAGCTACAATACATTTACTTCAGGTATTGGTGATAGAGGTGTATCTGTTCGTATCAATAATAAAACACACAATGCAGGCTATGGTTATTTTGAGGATAGACGTCCTGCTGCAAATATGGATCCTTATTTGGTTACTAGCATTTTAATGAAACGCGTTATTGAGAAGTGAGGTTTTGCGTGCATAATGATTGGATGGTATAACTACATATTTAGTATACACATAAAATTGAAATATTGATTTTATTTTTATTTAATATAAAATCAATAACGTATGCGATGAGTGCAGCAATCCAGACGAATGTCAATCCAAACAATATATTTCAAGAAGCAATAAGTCATTGTCGTTGGAAAAAAGCATTACACAATATTTTACAAGGTATAGATATATCGATTTACAATAATAAAACATTTGAAGAAATTATGATTGCAATTTATAATATTTGTAAAGATGTTCAGGGAATTGGAATGCTCGCTACATATGATATAACGGCTGCAATATGTAGACATTACAATATAAACATAGATAAAGTATATATTGTAGGAAAAGGTCCAAAAAGAGCAATTAAATTATTAAATATAAAAACTACAACACACAAAATAAACGAAGATATTAAACTAAGGTATGCTAATATAACTGATATTATAAACGCATTTGATGCTAGCGGTTTTGAATTAAATGAACAAGTTAAAAATAGTAAAAATGGGGATATATTAGAAAGTTATATATGTAACTGGCAGAAAACTCGCTGAATGTCGTGTTATAACGAAACGTGTGAGGATGTATTAGCTAATTGTGCATGTTTACCTACTCGCATTTCATCGTATAATTTTAATTTCATTGTTTTTACTCGTTTTTTAGCTTCATTTTTATTTGGAATAACTTTATATTTATATAAATGACGAGCAGTTCGTCGTATTTGTCCAGGCGGCAACGGATTAACCATAAGCCCTTTGAATCCTGATTCACCATATCCACGAATCGTTCCCATAGCATCTGGGATATCCCGTCTATACCTATCATAGTCTAAACCTTCATTAATCTCATCATATATATTTCGCACATTCGACTCATCGTATTCTCTTTTAACTTGTATATATTTCGGATAGTATAAAAAAAAAGGAGATAATGTAGGTATAGAATAATCGTCTCCATAAAAACCATTTGTTATATACATCAATACACCACCCATATTTTCAAAAAAAGTATTCAATTGTTTTGCTTGAAATATTTCCGTGCTTAACAAGAGCCGCATATTTTTATCAGATTCAGATGAACTAGTATAAAGAGAATTAAGATAGGATAATACACTTACTATATTTCGGGTTACACTAATAAAATAGTCCAAATTTTTTGACAACATAGTATAAAATTCTTCCATTAAATATATTTTAACCTTTATTAATTCATTTGCATACGGATTATTACCAGCAGGATTATCTGTTTCAATCAACTCATTTGAAGCATATACACTACCTAAAGACGCAAAACTAAATGCAGCCATAAAATCAAAACCCATTATTTCGTTTAAAAATACCATAAAAGACTTTTTAAAAAAATCATACATATTATTTCGTATCAAATTGATATTTACAAGATCGGGTTGTTTTCCTATAGGGAAATAATCATGCTCTTGTATAAATCTAGTTTTTTTTCCAACTGTTTCGGGTTTTAAATTTGCAATTTTATCATAATAAAATATATAGACAAACATCGCAAGCATGCGGTTTGTATTATAAAGAAATCTTTTACCTTCCGTTAATAATTGTATTGCGGGATTAACCGTCCCTGGTTTTTGGAAATTTGGGGTTGGGTTTCGAAACACTTGATCATTATCTGTATAATTGGGCGCACAAGAATAAATAAATATATTCATAATTTTATTTTCACGAATTGCAATAGGAAGAATAGTTTCTACCATATTAATAGATGTTGACTTTGAAAAAAATGTTGTGCCAGGATATAATTCAAAAATAGGTTTTTTGTAAATCACTTGTTTACTTTTTTTTTTGTTATAATCCACAGGTATAAAAATACCAGTTGAATAAAGGCTTGCCATAGTAAGAATATTTATATCATGATCTTCAATGATATCATCATCAATAAAATGTCCACCAAATACTCTATCATGTGTTATATCAGTTAAACTAAGTGTATCTTTTACGAGACATGCGTCCAACTTGTTGATATGTAAATATTTACATATTATATCGAATATTTCCTTCCTTTTTTTTTCACCGGATGATGTGTTATTAAACATTACTGCATTTTTGGGGTCTAATAATATATGATTTATAATTAAATACATTTTTTTATATTTGGGAGATACTAGTTCATGCATTTTCCCTAATTCTATTACTCTTAAATATCTATTTGCGAGTATTTTCATTTCATGCGATAGTTCCTTACCTATTGCACCATGTGCTGATATAAAAATAGTTTCCCTTCCTTTAATATCTTTATTTTGTTCTGATAGCTGAAATAATTGTAATTCATCATTGCGTGTAAAGTTTCTATTAAACATTGGATGTCTATTATAGCCTAAAAATTGCAAACTGGTTGGTTCGTATGGACGTTTTGGAGTAGGAATTTTAAAAATCATCATATCCGGAGGGTATCTTATATTTTCCATCGTAGGCGATGGCCCTAAATTTATTTTTTGTGTAAAAAAAACATGTTTAACTTTTTCCATAAATAATTTTGTTGTTTCATGATCAAATAGCGTTCGACTCTTAATTGCATCAAAACTAGATATTGTGATATTTTCTATTAATTCGTCGCGAAGTCTACCCCATATAAGTATTACTCCCAATTCATCCGCTTTGTTAATTTCTCGAAGAATACTATAAAGTAATGGTGATATAAATGAATAATGATCATTATTTGTGTTAATAAAACCAATCATATCGAATAATTTTGGCCCAATTATCGCGGCTATATCATCATGTTTGGGTAAAAATGATAATGGAAGAATTTCTGGTAAACTATACGTAAAAGGTAACAAATAAATTAAAGGTAATGTTCCAGTTCCTGATTTTTTATTCATTTGAACCGTGTTATCTTCTATTATATCAAAAGGCGGTGTATATGTTGTTTTTAGTCTACCTTTTGATGTTAATACAACTTTTGGTGGCGTTGGAGGTGGCAATGGCGGCAATGGTGGCTGTGATTGTATAAGATTAGGAACTGCTACTTCAGGTGCCATTATTGTAGGAGATTTACGTTTCAATGGCGATTTAATACCACGTTTCGGTGTTTGGTGCGATAATTTATTAATTAATGAGTGAAAATTTTCACTATGTCTTAAATTGCGCAAACTTCCTTGTCTATCTAGATTTTCTGCTAATATTACACTTTTATCAAACGGGCTTTTACGATTATATGCATAAGCTTGAACACCCAATGGTAATACCGACATATCCACAGCATGATCGCTCGCCCGGCTACTCGCTCTACTAACATTTAAAGGGTTTACATTTAATGATGATGGTGTTATATGAGATGATAAGGATAACGGCAATAAAGGGGATGTTACAGGTGTTGCTCCTCCATAATAATTTTTATATTTATAATTATATCCGTATCTATTTTTCCTTGTTTGGTTTTTAACTAAATGTTTTTTATTATATTTTTTTTGGTTTTTTTTATTTAAATTAACAACCATTGTATATTATAATAGTAACATATTTAAATTTATAAATGAAAATTATAACAAAAATCTACTAATCAACAATTAAAAAACATCCCCCCAAAATGGCTAGCAACTATTTAACAAAACTACCTCCCCATATTTTACACCCTTTTTGCCATCCTCCTATCACTACATACATTTATATATTCCTTACCATAATGGGTTGCACGCGACATCATGGTATATATAAAATAAGAGCATAATGGTAACAACCCCTCCACCGCAAGATTGGCAGGGCGGATGCCGAATAAGTGATGATGTATGAAAATTTCAACTCTCGGAGGCCATTTTCCAAAAATGGACATTTATAAATGTCCATTTTCTAAAAACCAGATCTAGATTTGAAAAAAACGATGAAAACGTCACTCAAAGCATAATGCTCTAAATTCCTTTTTTTTGTTGAAATATTTGTTACCATATTTTTTAGAGATGTTATGTGAAAATGACTTAAAACTATTTTACTATAATATTATACAAGGAGATGTTAAAGAAAACGCCGCCAAAAAACGCCATAATATTCGAATGTAAAGTATGTGACTTTATATGTAGTAAAAAAAGTAATTATGAAATGCATCTTGCTACTAGTAAACACAAACAGTTAACAAATATTGAAAATGATAACAAAAACACAAAAATATTATCATGTGACTTATGTAGCAAACACTATTTTTCAAGAGTTGGATTATGGAAACATGCAAAAGTATGCACTAAGAAACCCCCCGAGACTCCCGAGGTCCCCGAAACTACAGAAGTAACTACAAATATGTTACTAGAAATTGTAAATTATAATAAAGAAATGGTAGAAATAATCAAAGAACAAAATACACAAATAAAACAAATAATTTCTAATATACAGTCTCCTCAAATTATTCCCCCCGAATCTCCTCCTACCCTTCCACTTAACTCAACCATATTTACACCGCAATGGTAAGAAATTATAATAAAAATAATAAAAAAATTAGAGCATAATGGTAACAATCACCCCGCAAGATTGGCAGGGCGGATGCCGAATAAGTGATGATGTATGAAAATTTCAACTCTCGGAGGCCATTTTCCAAAAATGGACATTTATAAATGTCCATTTTCTAAAAACGGGGGTAGAGATTTGAAAAAAACGATGAAAACGTCACTCAGAGCATAATGCTCTAAATTCTTTTTTTTTGTTTAAAAGTTTGTTACCATAATTTTTAAACATCTTATTATATATTATATGAAAAGGGTTTAGGCGTTTATTATGTTAACATTATATATGAACTTATTAATGAAAACGCCATCAAAAAACGCCAAAATTTTCGAGTGTAAAAGTTGTGACTTCTCATCTAGTAAAGAAAGTGAATATATTAGACATCTAGCTACAAGTAAACATAAACGGTTAACAAATATTGAAAATGATAACAAAAACACGAAAATCTTTACATGTGACTTATGTAGCAAACACTATTTTTCAAGAGTTGGATTATGGAAACATGAAAAAGTATGCATAAAAAATAATAATGTTATATTAAGCGACACTGATATAGCAGCAAATGTAAGTAATATTGATAAAGAAATAAATCAAGTAATTACAAAAGATATGTTTATGGAACTTATTAATGACAATAAAGAAATGATAAAAATAATCAAAGATCAACATGAGCAGATAAAGAGTATGATTCCTAAAATGGGTAACACTATAAATAATACAACTAATAATAACAATTTTAATTTGAATGTTTTTTTGAACGAACAGTGTAAAGATGCTATCAATATAAACGAATTTATTAAATCTTTGAAAATAACTCTAGAAGATCTTTATTTTACTAGGAAAAACGGTATTGCACAAGGTATAAGCAATCTCATGATAAATGGGCTAAAAGAATTAGATGTATATAAACGCCCTATACATTGCACAGATTTTAAACGCGATATCGTATATATTAAAGAACATGATAAATGGGAAAAAGATGATAATAAAAAAATAATGAAAAAAACGATAGAAATTGTAGCAAATAAACAGAGGAATAAAATATCAGATTGGGTGGATTTACATCCTTATTGGATTGAAGATGAAAAATTGCAATATGAATATTTGACATTATTAAACAAAATAACCGAACCTATCGATTGTGATGATAAAATAGAAAAGAAAATTATAAGAAACATAGCAAAAGAAGTTCAAATAACCGATATTAAAAAATATTAGTAGTATTATTAGTAATACTAATAATAATACATAAAATGAAAATAATATAAAAATGTTTTATTATTAATCTATAGTATATCGAATATAGAATGGAAACAAAAGAACAACTTGTTCAACAAATTAAGGGGTGGATGGCAAATGATAACGAAATACGCGAAATACAAGCACGACTAAAAGAGTTAAAAGAAAAACGTAAGGGATATGCAGATAATTTAGTAGGAATTATGCGAAAAAATGAAATCGATTGTTTTGATGTAAATGATGGTAAACTTATTTATACAAAAACAAAAGTAAAAGCTCCTTTGAATAAAACTACTTTAGTTACGTCTTTAATGAAATATTTCAAAGATGATGACGAACAAGCTAAAGAATTGGGACAGTTTTTATTAGAATCACGTGAAGAAAAAGTGAAAGAATCAATACGCCGTAAAATTCAGAAATAATAATATATACGTATTATAATTGTGTAATACATAATTATAATGCTTCCTTCTTCACGCAACTTATATAAAAAAGAACACGATAACGAGGATACTCGTTTATCTCATAATGTGTCCAGATTTTATAAAAATAATATGAATAATAGCGATAATAATAGAGGTAATAATAAATATATAAATTTACATATAGATGGTCATGATAATGTAGATGATAAAAACAATTCAGAACATGGTGATACATTATATGACTTGGAACCTACTTATATATCTTCTAATATATCAAATATGTCAAACTCCCCAAAATCCGAATATGATGATTCTGTTAGATCATATAATACACATTTATCTATAAAAAAACAAAAAATTCATAATATAAAATATCCATTTTCAGATAAATATTCTACACACTTGATACATGATTTAGATAATATACATATGGATAGTGGTATGGATAGTCGTGATAATGAAGCGAATAATACTATTGAATTATGTGTTTATCATATAAATAAAATGTCATATAAACCGTTCTTAGAATTCTTGTTATACAAAAGTGATGATAATATGTATTTCCCCAATTATGTTCAACCTCCTGATAATTATGATATATTAGATAAGGCATCATTTTTATTAGATAATTTATTTGATACCAAATGCGAATTTAAAGGTAGAATTATTGAATCATCTACAATGAATAATGTCAAAAATGCACACATAAATGATAGGATTATTTTGTTATACGAACTGAAAGAAAAAGATAATAGTATGAAACGTATGAAAAATGATGATAAATTTTGGTGGGCAACTGTTAGCGAAATATTTAATTTTAAAAAGATATTATTTTATGATATAAACAATTCGGTTATAGATGTTTTTCTATCGTATCCACAAATGATACAAATTTATTATAAAGATTCATTGATTGAAACACCTATGGTAATTTTTAATGGTAATAATAGCAATATTGCAAAATATAATGCAATTTTCTCATTAAAAAAATCAAATAATGAATCGCGGTATGGGCCGTTTTATTATTTTACCGATTTATTTAATTCTATGAAATATGCGTGTTATAATTTTAAAGTAGAAAAATATGATAAAGGGGGGTTGGTTAGATTTATTATTTTCCCTGGTAAAATAAAAATGTTTTTAAAAGAAGATAAGCCCGATAAATCTGAAATGGCAAAATATATTTATAATAAAAATCCAATTGAAAAATATACTGCACAATTTAGAGATAATGACTGTAAATGGACAGAGTCATATAATACTGCATATAATGGTTCATATCATATAAAAATAAATTCAAAAGAAGATACTAGCGAACACGAAGACTATTATGAATCATATAATAGCGCAAGCTCAAGTTTGGAATTTAATAGTTCATATATTGAGGATAATCGTAATATAGAGGATAATGATATATATTATTTAGGCATGCGGATATGTATCGACGAATATATTTTTCAAACACCTTTATCGTATTATTATATAGATACTACTAATATACCTGATAAATATGAATACGGTTTTAAAAATTATAAAATAAAATAATATAATATATATTCAATATTCATGAGATTAGGGAGTATAAGTTCTTGGGCTATTTTAATTATAGTTGTATGTTTAATAAATCCTGCAATTTTTGCAATTTTAGATTTTATGGAGGTAGAAAGAAGTTCTTATGATTCATATATATTATGGGGAAATGCTTTGCTTATTTTTTGGTTTGTTTTAAGTGAAGATCGCACATCAGAATTGTTAAAAATATAATTGTTTATAGATTACACTATAATTACATTATAATTTCATCACAATTATGATGAAATGCGTTTATTATTTTAAAAAAATAATATTGCTAATTAAAATATTATCAACCAAATATTATATATATATTTTATATAATACTTGTATGACAGATATTATAGATTATAATAGTGATTTAGAACATTTGTTAAAAATACATGCAGAAGAATGTGAATCGTTTTCTATTTTACATCGATACTCGTTTGAGAAATATAATGAGCGCTCTAATTATATAAATATTCCTGTTATTATTTTATCCAGTGCTATCGGTTTCGCTACAGGTATAGATATTGGTTATGATAAGATGAATATTATATTAGGTGTTAGTAGTATTTTTGTAGGTATAATTAAATCAATCGATACATATTTTCAGTTAGGTAAGCGTTCAGAATCACATCGTCTTTGTTCTTTACAATTTCAACAAATAAATAAGAAAATAATGATTGAACTATCTTTAAAACGTGATCAAAGAATAAGTGCAAAAGATATGCTACAAATTATTAAAACAGATATAAAAAATTTACAAGATATTGCTCCTCTAATTGATGAAGAAATAGTAGAAATGTTTAAAAAAAATTATGGTATTATAGATCCTTCATCTAATAAAATAAAATTTACTGCACATACTCCGAATTTATGTAACGGTTTAAGTCAAGTAACTATAAATGGTGAAAAATCATCATATGATGATGACGATGAAATGGGAACAAGGAATAGAGGGCGACGCAGAAGAAGTTCACGTGAAAGAAATAGTAGAGGGTCATCCAGAGGGTCGTCTCCAGCTTCATATGACGAGAGTGACAACGACGACGATAACAATGGTGAGGGTAATTCTAGAATAAATAGAAAAAGAGTAAATAAACAAGATAAACAACGCAAATCTGATGGAAATGTATCTAGTGCAAGTAATTCTTCTGGTTTTATGAGTTCGGTATCTAATTTTTTTAATAAAGGGGTTAACTTAATCAAAGGTAACACGCCACCCCCTCCTCCTTCTGTTACCGTGTCTCATAGTAACTCAAAACGTCATCATAATGCTTCAAATACGGTTATAGAATTGACAAATGTTGTTGTTGATAAATTTTCAGATAAAGATAAAATTGGTGGAAATAATGAAATTATTAGTGATGAATTGAAAGATATTTTAAATAAGAAATCTTCTAATAACTCTTCTAATAATTCTACCAGCAAAAGTATACGTTCTCCTTCTCAAATATTAGATACCCCCGTTATATCAGATTTTCATTTTCAACAATTACAACAATTACAACAATTACAACAATTACAACAATTACAACAATTGCAACAAACACCGCATTTGCAATCACATACTCCTGTTAATTTTGTAAATACATTGTCTAATCCTATGATTAGTGCTGACTTAATATATAACACACACAATAGTCACCGTAGTCATAATACCCAAAGTATGATTCATACACCAAGCTTGCACGGTTCGACAAATAACTCTGTAATCGGAGGAAATACACCACGTATACTTTCTTCGGCTATAAACGAAATAGATAATATACAAAATCAGTCTGTAAATATAGAAATACATGAAATTGAAAATAGTATAAATAATCCTCTACCTATATTATCTACACCTTCTTCCCCTTCTTTTCCTAATATTAATAATTTAAATAATGACAAGGGTAATGATGACGATGACGATGGAGCACTAATGTAAGTAAGTATACTATTCGATACGATGCAACCCATATTGTTTTAATATAATATATATAAAATTGAAATAAACATAATTTATATATATTATAATAAGAACCCATACATACAAAAATCATACACAATACTAATACACAAATACGTATAAAATGGAACGACGTTTGAACAAAAAGGTTGAAGAATACTTGATTCTGTTTAAAAATGAGATTGCGAAAAGATTGCAAAATATGGCTGACGGATTAGAACACGCAAATTTGCAAGTCGTGACACTGCCGTCTATATGCGAAGAAACCAAATTTAAATGTAATTCTTTAGCAGGGTTTGTTTATAATTATGAAAAGCTTCGTCTAACAAAAGACGATTTTATGAAGCGGAAACGCATCAAAAGTGTAGTCCCCATTTATGATAGATGTTGTGCAAAAAGGGCGAACGGTGAACAGTGCACGCGTCGTAAAAAAGAAGGGGAGACATATTGTGGGACTCATATAAAGGGGACACCGCATAGTATAATGGATGAAGTTGTTGGTGAAGCACCTACTACTAAAACGGTAAAGGTTGACATTTGGGCGCAAGATATTAAGGGAATTATATATTATGTTGACAAGGCTGGTAATGTGTATGATACCGAAGATATAATGAAAATTGATAAATATCCGAAGCGCGTAATTGCAAAATATGTGCAGGATGATGCCGGGAATTATACAATCCCGTCTATGTTTGGCCCGTCTATGTTTGGCCCTGCTATATCTTCTAGTGTATCCATCGAATAAATTATATATTAATAATTTATTTATGATAATATTTATTTTTTATTGTATTATTATATAAAATGTTTTCTGCCATGGAAGCAAGTAGAAAAGCACGTGAATCAGGTTTAAAACCTGGCACTTCAAATTATAATGATGCAGTTAAAGCGGAGTTAAAAAAAATGAATCAAAAAATAAACTCACCAGTATCGCCATCATCACCGGTATCGCCAGTATCGCCAGTATCGCCATCATCACCGGTATCGCCATCTTCATCATCGTGTATTGGTATATTAAATGGAATTGATAAAAAACCTGAACTTAATGGAAGATTTGTTATAGTTAAGGGGGTTTTAGATAGTAAAAGAATTAAAGTAATACCAATCATAACTAGTCCAGAAATTAGTGTGGCACAAAATAAAATAACACATGTGTCATTAGATCATATACAAGGAGGCGGACGTAAAAGAAAATCGCGAAAAAATAGGCATTCAAGGCGAACCAGGCATTCAAGACGAACCAGGCATTCAAGGCGAATCAATAAATAAATACAAACCCTATATATACTTAAAAGTAATACAATATGTATATAAAATAATAATTTTGTTCATTGTTCATTACCTATTGCGTAAATGTTACAATCATACGATAGTTTAAATGCAGATATTCGTGTTAAAATAGGTGAAGAATGGCGTCCTGCAGATGAGAATCAGAAAGCTGCATATATTGCATATAAATCGCGTGATCACTATTATAGAGAAACACCATATACGCATGATACCTTTATAACCATATTTCGCGATGATAATGACGCATATATGGCGACATATTTTAAATTAGCAGGTTCGGTGCGTAATCCAAATGCGAAATACCCTATTATAGATATGAATGATATACGTATTTTTTTAATGAATGGTGTAACAGGTAATGGAAGCAGAAATGGTGCAGGATGGGTAAAGGCACGGAATTATCAAGCATGGGCTTATGTCGATTTTATATATGATACAAATGCAATACGAAAATGTTATATGTCAAAATATTCGACATATTTGGCTTTCCCGCCGGGATTTGATAGCAGAAATGTTATTACAATTGATATAGACAATTTGCCGCCGAATATTATATTCTCAATGTCGCGCAATGATAACAATAGCGTATACTATGAAAGAAATGATCCTACTTCTTCACGTGTAAGAATATGCGATAATGAATATGCGCGTATTGGTTTTTTGGGATTCTTTACAAGGATAACAATGGATGTTGGGATTGAAATAGTTCACCCTAGCCCTAGCAATATAAGTTTACAAAATGGAATCTGCGATGGAGTAATACCTCCTCTTGTTGAAACATTGCATGAAGAAGATCAATGTATTTTGTGTTATAAGTATAAAAAGAATGTAGAATATGTATCATGTGGACATGTAATATCGTGTTATGAATGTTTTAATAAATTGGTTAGAAAAGAGTGTCCTGTTTGTAATAAAAAGATAGACAAAATTAAAGTAAGTAATAATTAGATTGATATCAAATTGATATAAAATAGGTATAATACTATATGATTATTTATAGTATTATATAGTCTTGTATATTGACGATATGTAACACTTTATTTTATTATTTCTTTTTTACAATACGTTCCCAACATCTAGAAAAACATGATTTAGCGACTTCTTCTGCGATTTTTTCTATTTTGTTTATATCAAGTTTACCTCTAGATGCATCTATAATAAAATCTATAGAATCAGATACAACATTTCCAGTTATCATATTTAATGCTTCTAATTTATGTTCTGTTAGCATCTCTGAGTTGTTCATTATTATATCCTTAAGTAATTTTATTACAAACTCTTTTTTATTAGAACCTGATTCTTTCGTCTGTTCTACAATTATCATAGCAATTCTAAGAAGACGCATTATTGATTCAGGGCTAATAGATACATTTTTCTCCTTAATTTGTTTCAAAAATTCTTCTTGACAATATTTGAAATCTTTTATAACGATTGTAACCATTTCAGTTGCTGTTGCTGTTTCTGTTGCTGTTGCCACGGTAGTTGCTGTTGCCACGGTAGTTGCCACTATATTCTCACTTATACTTTCTGAATAGTTTACATTTACTATTTCGTTCATCGGTGTATTTTTTGTATTATTAGAAGAGTCATCAGATAACGCATATTCTTCATTTAATGAGGGTAATATTAATTTTTCAGTAAATTGTGTAGATGATTCGTTTACTGATTCTTTTGATACAAATACAGGCGAATTTACTGGTGAATTAATCGGTGATGCTACATAAACAGGCGAGTCACATTGTTCGTTTGTGTTTATAATATCCGAATTTTCCATTATTTTATAAATATGTATATAATATATACTTATAAAATATATTTTATATTGATTTAATTGATAATATATATTGTATAATATAGTTAAATATAGTTAAATATAAAAATGAAAAGTAAATTAACAAGTAAAAAAATACATATAATTGTTTAGATTTTATTGTATTATATCCTGTAATATTTGTAACAATATAGCGTTATATGACTTGTTTAAAATGGGCATGTCGAAGTCCTGTCGGGCGTAGTATCATACGACATAGGCGCAGACAGCATTCTTCCAATTCGAGCACAAGCAGGAGATGCGTGACTTGAAAATGTATCATCTGCTGTGCCTCCGCATGAATAATATTCTCCTTCATCTCCACTACCGCATTCATTTTCATGATATCCGTCATGTCGAAATCCTCTAGGATTACGCATCCCGATAATTGTTTCACGAGATAAGTATCGCAATTTTGAACCAATACCACGCGATGATGGTGTAAAATCTGATACGAGTTTTTCATTTTCATTTTCATTCGATTCTTTTTCTACTGCTTCAATGTCAGAAACGAGTGTTGTATTTGTCGGGCTATTAAATCCGGAACCCATAGGAGTCGATGGAGTAGTAGGTTGGGTATCAATATCAATTGTTGTTGCGTTCTCATTTCCATAAGCATATGTATCGTTTACAACAAATCCACCACCCGAAATCGCACGTCTTGGAGCTGCAGGTGGGTAATTGTCGTAACAGTCGTCATCATAACCATTTTGCGATGTGGTGTGTATGATAGGATATGACGATTGTGACAATGGTATAGAACTAAGAATTTCTGTTTGAAGAGGAGTTATATCATTGACTGTTACAGCACGCTGCTGAATTTGTGATGCTTGGCGTGCAGCTACATATCTTTCGCCGATATTAGTAGCCATCAAACCGCTAATACATACAAACAAATCATCGGCAAGTTGTATCATGAATGGATCTTCAGCGAGATTTTTATTGACTACATATGTTATGAATTTTTCCTGGAAAGCTGTTACCGTGTCAATAAGTCTATTCTTCTCGGCAACGGAATTAGCGTGAGACATTAACCTTATATTTTGAAGAAATTTTAGCGCTTTGT